CAAAGCTTTCATACCCTTCACCCCAATCTGCTAATCTTTTTGTAGCAGCTTCGTTAATAACTTCTTCTGTTAAAGTCTTTTTAATAATAGATTTGATAGCTTCTTTTAACTGCTCTTCTTTACCCATAGCTTTTTTGATAGCTTTATCTTTAGCAGCCATATAATCATCTCCATCGACGTCTCCATCTTTGTCATGATCTTTACCTTTCTTTTCACCCATATCAGAAGGACCTTCGTAATTAGCTGAGATATACTCTGTAAACTCATCTTCTATATCAGCTCCATCTAATAAGTCTTGATAGTGAGTTTTTATAAAGTCCTTTAATATACCTGCAGTAATATCAGGGTAATTAGTTCTTAAAGCGCCTACTACTTGTCCTAGTAAGTTAAGTTTAGCATCCTTGTCATAAGTAGCTTCTTCTACTTCTTCTTTTAACGTAGCTTTTTTCATATCGTTAAAAGTATCTTTATCGGCCGCTCCTCTTTTAACTTCCTTTTCTTTATCATGTTTATCTACTTTATTAGATTCACCTGATAAAAGGTTGAGGTAGTGGTTAGCATCTTTTTCTAGATTATCTTTTGCTTTTTTCTCGGCTTGTTTAAACTCTTCTGCTTTTACATTTTGAGCAGCCATATCAATACCCATTGTTTGTAACTCAATTCTTATACCTCTATCGAGAGCGTCAAGTGAATAAGTTAATGCTGGTCTATCGTCGTAAACTTTTAATCCAGAGAAGGCAGGTTTCTTTTCTTCAAAGATCATACCTCTATTTTTAAGAATTTGAACTGAGTCATCAAATCCGTTAAACTGAGTTATAAGTTGAGGAAATTGCTGTCTCATTTGACGGACAAATTCTTTCTTTGCCATCGTACCTTCGTTGACGGCTCTATATTTTTCTGTTGCTGTTACTTGTCTCATATTATAAGTAATCAAATGCTTTAGTATGTGATGGCCTTTTTGGTCTCTCTTGCTGCTTCCAGCCAAGTTTTGTTAATGTTTTTTTTGCTCTTTTACCTTTACCAAATGCTTTCGGAGTAGCGTAAACCGGACCTTCACCCGGTGTCATTGTCGCTCCACCAACACTTGTTACGTTAGCTTCATCTAGCTCTTGCATTACTTCCTTTACTAGTGTTATAAGCTCTGATCTTTTCATTACAGAGATTTTAACTCATTAACTAGGTCGTAATACTGCATTAGGTTAACTAGGTGGTTGTCGTTTATTCTCTCTTTATTTGATAAAGGTTTAATAGTCTTGGCAACTTCCTCTAGTTTAATTTTTACTACTTCATCTTTTACTTTAGCTGTAAGATTCCTAACTGCTGAGGCAATTTTGTTCATCTCTTCATTTACTAAAGTACGTAAACGTGATTGTGAATTAACCGAAGTAATAAACTCTTTTAAAATATTTTTTTGTTCAGGAAGTAAATTTTTATATTTTGAGTTGAATTTCTCTAATAAAATTTTAAATGTTAAAAGTTTTAAATCTTTATCGTACTTAGAGTATTCTTCAATAAGAGTATCTTTTACTTCCTCTTCATTTTGTTTTGATGATGTTAAGTGTTCTAAAATAGTAGTCTTATTATTTATCAAAAATTGAGGATCTACTAAATTATTATTATTTTGAGCTTCTAAAAGACAGAATAGAGCAGCTAATGCTTTATAGTCTCTGACTTGCATTCCGAAGAATTCATCTAAATTAAAATGTTTTTTAATTTCAGAAATAAGTTCATATTTCTGTGTTTTAAGTGTTTTTTGGTCTAGTTTTCTAGAAACTTCTGTAATAGTTGATACTATAGCTTCTGCTTTTGATTGTGACACATGCTTATTTTTTACAATAAATTCATATAGCTTGTATTCTTTAGCTAAAGTAGATTTATTACTGTAGAATTTTCTAATTATGTCAACAGCTGCAGAGTCCTTTGAATTCAGAGTATCTGCTGCTATTTGCTTAACTAGCAATTCAAAAATAAGACCTGTATTACGAAATTTAGAATGTTTTATCTTCATTATACACGTTTACTATATATAAATATGTATTGCTTACCTATTCTTTAATATTGTCTTCGTTTAGAAGATCCGGTTCTTGAATAGATTCTTTTTTAAATACAATATTTTTTAAGGATTCTTTATTTTTGTGGTAGACAGCTTGGGTTGATAAGTTTTCCATAACGTTTTCATTGTCTGATGGATATCCTCCATGCATACCGTGTTGACCTAAAGGATCTCTTCCTCCTAGTCCATCGTTAGTACCGTAGACAGAAGCTTTTTCTACAGGTCTTCCACCTTCTGGTCCTGGCTCTCCCCATTCAGGTTCTGTTTCAGAATATCCTTGAGGAAGTTGTTCAGGTGAACCACCTTTCGGAGTTGCTACTGAACGTCTACCGTACATTGAAGCTAGATCATGAGGCGTACCATAAGTCGTTCCTGACTTAGCTGGGTCGTTACCTTCATTTTCTATCTGGGCTAATCTAAACATAGATTTACTATCTTCTCTAACTAACTCTCTTTCTTCTAGGTACTGATCCTCAGACATATCAAATATTCTTTCATAGATATAATCAGATGAAAACATTTTAGTATCTTTCATTTGAGATGCCAGGTCAATCTTTTCTTTAAGTAGAGCTATTTTTTCTTGTTCAAATATAATAGAAGGAGTTGTAAGTTTAAGTTCGAAATTAGTTAAACTCTCACCAGTAAAACCTTGCGTGTATAAATGTACTAGAGCAATCTTAGTTAGCTCAGATTCCATTATTTTCTGTACTCTTTCTACTGTACGAGCAAATCTAATATCTTCAGCCGCTAATGTAGCTTTACCCTGTAAATCTCCTTCATAACCAAAATATGCTTTTGGTATTTTAAGAGCTGCAAACATTTTAGCCTGCAAATACTGCACGTCAGTTACTCCGTCGTAATCTAAACCTTTTGTAGTTTCGATTCTTGTAGAAGTATCTCCTCCACGGACTGGAAGGTAAAAATCTTCCATTTGATTCTGCAAGTTGAAACGTAAGTTGTATTGACCATCTTCTCCTACATAAGGAGTCTTTTTCATTTGATTGATAGTCTTTTGCATAAATTGCTCTACCTCGTTTGGTGGAACATTACCTACGTTAATATAGAACATTCTCTTTTCTGGAGCTCTCATGATTCTATGAATCAACATCGCATCTTCCATTAAAGTAACTTGCTTAAAGATTTTTCTAGCAGGTTCTATATAAGATCTACCGTAAGGTAAAAAATTAGTATCTGAAATCAATCTAAAATGAGCTATTTCGTAATTGTCAAATTCAACAACTCTTTGTTCAGATTTACGTTTAGGTAAGTAATTAGGATGTTGAGAAGAAGCTAAACCGTCTGGGTCTAGTTTAAAGGAAACTTTTGCTGGGTTTTCAGGGTCAGTTCCTTCCTCTCTTACCATATGATAAACCGTGTATGGTAGAACATTGTAAACTCCGAACTTCTCTGCTACTTCAAGCTTTAGGAAAAAGTCTCCGTATTTACACATGTTCCTTGTCCATGACCATAAATTAAATTCTATATTTAATACGTCATAGAATAAATTATAAAGAACTCTTTGTATATTTTCATCAGAAGATTTTATACCTAAAATTTCATTCTGATCATTCTTCACTGTAGCTTCATCAGCTATAATGTCTAATGCTGATGCTATTATAGGATCAGTATCCATTGCCTCATAATCGGAATACAACTGTATCCTTAACGTTTGATAGTTAAGGTTCGGATTAAATATATTCTTATTATTGTAAATATACAGTCGACTAAACCTATCAATAAGGGAATTCGTCTGATACCTACCGGTAGTTTGTATTTGATTTGTATCAGCTACTTTAAGTTCATCTCCACCTACGTTTCTAATGATAACATCAGAGGCAAAGAGACGTTTGAGCCTACCAAAAATTGAAGTATCCGCCATTACGGTTTGATTTTAATTATAAATAGATCTATTTTAACAACCATCTGATGTCTTCCTCACCATATGCTGTCTTAGTAATATAAGGATTTTCTCGTTGAATTCCAACTGAAGTTATAACAGCTTTGTTTTGAGCATTTAAGTTATTAAAAGAAGATAACTGTGCACGTGCTAAATCCATACCCTGTTGTCTTAGTTTCAATGCAGTATCTCTGACATACAGAGCAGTAGCACAGGACATTATTAAATCATCATTATATCTATCTTGTGCTTGAGCTTTACCGTTCTTCCAAACGAAGACTCTCATTTCAGACATCAAACGTTTAGATTGTATAGTAACTGATTTCTCTCTAATGTATTCAATCATTTTGGCAATAACTAGAGGTCTAGTTCTCATAGACATTGTAAAACCTGGTACTAGTTTATCTCTTTCATATTTATGCATATAAGATTCTACAGATTCCATGTTAGACGTAGAACTATAATATATGTTTCTGTACTCTCTTTCAAGTAACTGTTCTATTGTAGCCCATCCAATATTAGCATTTTCTACAACAAGCAACGCTTCATTATATTCAGATGCAAGTCCTACTAAGAAATTACCAAAATCTTTAGGGGATAACTTACCTTTGTATTCTGCAACTTGTACACAGCCTTCTATATCAAAAACATGTGCTGCAGAGTAATCAGTTGAATCGCCTCTCGCAACATCAGCTACAACCATATATGATTTCATATAGTCTACTCCTTCCCATATCCATAAATTACCATCTACCCCTCTTCTTTCAATAGGATCTTTTTCATATGTCTGTTCAAAGTATGCCATATCGTCTGGTTCGAATACAGTATCACCCGAAGCTAAGAAGTCACAGTCACATTCCTGACCTGCCATTCTAGGTCCTAGGTCAGCATCTTGTTGATCTCTCCATTCTTGGTTTCTTTCAGGATGTACTGTCCAAGGTAGTCTAATAGGTAGAAATGAATTTTCTCCAGATTCTGCTTTTTCCCATGTCTGGTGAAACCAGTTACCAATACCGTTAGGAGTAGACAATGCCATACACTGTCCACCGGTTGCTAAGGTTTGTTGAGCAGCAGTAAATGTATCATCTACATTTTCTATAAAGGCTGCCTCATCCATTAGTAGTAACGATACCGCTTCCGAACGTGCAGCATCTGGTGATGATGATTTAGCTTGTACTTTTGATCCGTTTTTTAATCTTAAAGATAATTTATTCTTTTCTACTGATGGTAGTCTTAACCACTTTGGTAACTCATCGTACATAAAGATTACTTTAGTTACTAAGTTACGAGCTGTAGCTTGAGTGGTAGCTAAAGCAAGAACGTTTTTATCTTTATGAAATAACATTAACCACAGACTATATGCTGCAGCAAGAGTTGATATACCAAGCTGTCTTGATTTAAGAGTAATAAGGTATTGGTTATCTCTAAATAAATGTAATACTTTTTCTTGAAAAGGATAGAGAGCAAATAGTATACGACCACGAGTAGGGTGCTGTATATGGCAATACTTTTTCATAAAGTACGCCGGATCTTTAGCACACTTGATGTACTCTTGTGCTATTATTTTTTTTATATCTTGTGCCATAACTAAATAAGTTTGTAGTCAGCCATTATATGTGTTGGTGCTACTCCTCCTTGTTTATTTCTTATGTTAATTGTAATTCTATATTTACCTGTGGTAAATTTTACATTAACTCTTTTTGCTACACCTCCTGAGCCTCCGTACTCTACGAACACTCCTGAAGTTGGTTTAGCAGCTTTTTGTAAGTAATCATCATCGATAAAGAAAAAATCAAAGTTACCAGAGTCTGCTCCTTTCACCATATAGTAGCCAGAACCAATACCAGATAACATCAAGTTGTTAAGTTTAGTTTGATCTGGTTCTATATTTTTATGAAACTCTTTAAAATTTGTCCCTGATTTATCTTCTTTATATTCGTTAAAAACTCTACAGAATACTTCATTATCTATACCTAACATTTCTAAAAGAGCTACTCCGTTAGGGTTACTTATTTTACCATCAGCAACATCTTGATCAGTAAATACATTTTTTGTACCGGAGTTAAAGAAAGTAAGAGTTTCATTATATTTTAAAGATAAGTAATGTTGTTTACCGTCTTTTACTAATATTAAATCTGCAAGAGTTTGTGCTATAGTTTGTTCACCTGGGGTGCTTATCAAAGGACCGTCTGATGTGAATTTTAATGATCTTCTTTGATTTTGACTTCCAACTGCTTTTACTTCAAAATTATCTTCTGTGAGATTAAATTCTTTTATAATTGCTTCTACAAGTTTTTGGTGTGTAAATTCTTTTACTTCGTTTTTAAAGTTGTTTAAATCATCTACTACTTGTTGTTCAAATGCAACTCCTTTATTGGCTGTTGCTCCTCCTGCTAAATTTAAATTAACTTCTCTTCCATCTACTTTAAATAAAAAAGCATTAAAAGAGCGACTTCTATTAGGAGTTTGTTTAGGAGGAATAACTTTTACTTC